TGTGTCTATCATGATTTTTGTACCTATCTCGACATCACTAAAAGTCAATGGTTTGCTTGATAGATTTACTTTTAATTGTCCGCTTGTTGCTGATGTTGTGAGTAAATACTGCGGTCTGCTATATTTTTTCCCTGTATTTTCAATTTGAAAATTATTGGAAGTTGAAGTAACGACAAAATTATCAACTACATATCTAAATGGCATGCACTCAAATGTTACTGTTACCATGCGTAAAGTCTCGCTTAAACGCTCCGTTTGTGACTTTTCACACGCTACCACTTTGTAATATTTAGTTGTGTCGTCACCGTCAATCAAATTGCCTGCGTCTTGCAGCCAATTGTAGATATTATCAAGGTCTGTGTCGTTACATTTGCCAACGTACGTTAAAAAGTAACTCTCATAGTTATCATTAAGTTTGACAACTGGACTATCTCGGTTTGGTATTACTATGCTTTGATATTGTCTGCGTGCTTTTTGTGGTGGTGTTTTGCTGATTAGCTTAAAATTATAAGTTGCAGCATCAATATTATTATAACTAAAATCCATTTAGTTTCTCCCCCCTGCCATTTTGTTTCTCATTTCAAGATTTTTGAGATTCTCGTCAATTTTATTTATATCCATGTCGTCACGCACGTAATTAGTCATATAAACTGTAACATTACTGCTGTTATTAGTTGTATTAGCTCCATTTGCAATATCAAAAAGTCTCTTTTGTTGACTTGCTGTTAATACCATTTCGCTATCCATAGCGTTGATTAAGCCCTCTTGTTTGCCTGCAAAATCGATTATACCACCAGTGTGAAAAGTTGGAATATCTATATATCCTATTTTGGGAATTGCATCTATGCCAACAATTGCCGTTGTCTTATTAATTTGATTAATCATTGTATTTATTCCGCTGATTGCCATGTTTATTACATCTTCCAAAAATTCGGGAATTATGCCAAACCACATCTTAAAGTTGTCAACTATGTTTTTCCACGCTGCTTCCCAATTTCCACTAAACACGTTAGATACAAACTCTATTAGATTAGTCAAACTGCCAATTACGCCCTCAAGAAGTGGAGTTACAGCCTCGATAGCCATTCCCAGGACATCGCCAAACATCTCAGATATTGCTTTTATCGCTGGAGATAAAGCTGTAATCAATGGTGCTATAGATTTAAATAAGTCTTTTAAAGGTGGCAATAAATTGGTGATTAAATCGGAGACAATAGGCAAAAACATATTAAAAACATCAATTAGTACTGGCATAATTGCATTAGCTATGTCTAAAATAATTGGTGCAAACGTGTTAAATAAATCAATTATAATTGGTAAAAAGGTATCAACTAAAGTCATGATCGGCTCAAGTAAACTAAAAAATAATTCTGTTATTTTTGGCAATAACTCATCTGTAAAAATTTGAAAAGATGGTTGTAACTGCTCAAACAAATCTTTTAAGTAAGGTAATGCCTCGCTTATTATGCTACTTACTATATCATAAACATTGCTAAACGCATCTACCAGAATTGGTAAAGCTTTTACTGCCATGTCTGTGAGTTTTGGCAGTAAGTCTTTAAATTTATCCCCCATCGGCACGAGCCCGTTTGTGATTAGTTCCTTGATTAACGGTATAAGTGCATTCCCAAGTGGCACCAACAATAGCTCAAAGTTACGTTTTAAGCCCTCTAACATTGACCCTAAGTCGTTGTATTTAGTCGTTTCCATCTCGCCTAATACGTCATTTGTTGTGCTTATGCTGTCCCCAACGTTTGACATTGCTTCAACCGCTCTTTTGCCTAAATCTTCCCACTTGGTTCCATATATAGCCACACCTAAAGAGTTTTTTGTAACCTCGTTTTCCGTGTTAAAAAGGGCTTTGTTGACAATCCCTAAAGCTCCCATTGCAGCATCCCCACCCTCGGCAAATGCCGATGTTAACTCTGCAGCGTTAAGACCCATCGCATTAAACGCAATTGTCGTTGCGTCGGAATTGTCTTTTGTCCTAATCCCCAACTCTTTCATGGCATCATTTAGATAATCTAGCTGATAAGCACCACTTTTAACCCCTGCGACCATGGTGTTAAACATATGCTCGGCACCTAGCCCCATATCTGCAAAATATACACTATACTCTGCAACTTGATCAGCTAAATCTCCGTTTTGATTTAGCCCTTGCTGAGCACCTTGAGCGATTAAATTATAAGCGTCTTTGCTAGATATACCAAATTGTTTCATCAATGCATCCACGCCCGCTATGCTTTCTTGAGTGTCAATCTCAAAAGTATCAGCTAGTAAATAAGCGTATTCTGTAGCTTTTTGCAATTCTTCTGTGGGTAATTCTCCCATTCTTTGGTTTATGATGCTCATTGTTCGCGATATGTCTTCAAAACTTTCACCGTAATTATTCGCATAGATATTTTTTAAAGTTTCTTCGTATTTTTTAGCCTCGTCAACGCCTATTCCTGTTGCCGCACTAAACCCATTCATGGCTTTTGTTAAGTCGTCCGACAAATTAACCGCCTGAGCACTTACTGCAACCGCTGCACCTGCTACTGCTGCTATTGCTCCTGCCGCAACTCCTGCCCCAGTTTTCAACAGTTCAAGACCTTTGCCGCCCTCACGACCTGCCGAATTTACTTTTTTGCCACTTTCCTCAGCTGTTTCGCCTACTCGCTCAATCTCTCTTGTTGTTTCTCTGGATTGCCCCTGTACTGTGCTATCTACTGCAACAGCTGCATCTGCTATCGCTGCAATTCCTGCAGCTGCTGCTCCTGCACTTGTTTCAAGCAACTCAAGACCTCTACTGCCCTCGCTACCTGCACTATTTATTCTTCTGCCCGACTCCTCTGCCGCTTCGCCTACTCGTTCAATTTCTCTTGTCGTCTCTCTGACTTGTTCTTGTACAGTTGAGTCGTCAATTTGTACATTAAATACTATTTGTCCATCCGCGTTGTTACTTGGCATTTGCTCTCCCCCTCGCTATATTAAATAAGCTGTCTAAGCCTTTTTGTTTATCTCCCTCATCGTCTAAGCTATAGTATGCTTTTAATTTATATAATTGTGATATCTCCTCGCTGTTGTATTTTGTTGGTTTTGGCATCTCTCTTGCTCTGATGCTCATTACTTGCATTATTTTCGTTTTGTCTGATAAGCCAACAAAAAGATATATAAATTTACGCCAATCAAGTTTATCTACTTGATCATATAAATCAATGTTATAGTCTTGCATAAAACTAGAGTAAATAAAAGTAAAATCTTTATCAAAGTCTAAAATGTTTTTATCATCACTTGATTTTTTTGATTTAATCTCAATAAAATCATTATGTATTATTTTTATAATCTCACTTTTGTCATTTAAACTTAAATTTGCAATCTCATCATAATTTTTTACAAATAATTTAAGTGTGATTTTAATTTTTTCTTGATTAGATACATCGCTATCTTTCATTAATTTATAAAATTTTAAAACTCTGTTATATGCCAAATTTAATTCGATTTTTTTATTTTTATAATCAAAGTTATTTGTTAAGATATTCATCTTCTTTTTCGCTCCTTTTATCAATTCCATCTTTGATTAAATTGATAAATTTTTCAATTGATTTTATATCAAGAGTATCTAATATATTTTTTAAAAGATCCAATGTTTTTTCAAATTCCTTTGAATTTTTTATATCTTCTATTTGTTTTTTTAATTTTTCAATGTCTTTTGCATCCATCTTTTTTTACTCCTTTACATATAAAAATAAAGGGCGACTTTTACGCCACCCCTTTTATGAAGTTACGCCTTAGCTGTAACTATTTGAGACCCTAGTTTTTTTACTTTGTTGTCTGCTGTTAAAACCTCAGCAACCATAATATATGTGCCTGTTGCCGCTGTAATATCAGCCGTTCCGTTCCATGCCGTCCAACCTGTCGTCAACACATCGTCATAACTTGGTAATGCAGTTAATGCTGTCACAACTTTATATTTATAGCTGTGTAAAGCGGTTAACGCTGGGTTAACATACAACTTAGTATCTCCACTGTTTGTCCCAGCCAAAGACACAACAGTAATCTCACCAAGTAAACCTCCGCTTATTATAGTAGGTGCACCGTTAAAATGTAGCTCTACGCTTATATTTTCTGCACCGCCTGCATCTCCGCTGCTTGCTTGTATGTTAACTAATGTACATGCCCACTCGATTATAGTGCCATCACTATATGTCAATCTTGCTTGTGTCTCTCTTGCTGCCCCAAAACCATATCTTATAGCTGGTGCAAAGATATAATCTTGTGCAGTATCACCACTTTTACGTTTTCCACTTAAAGACAAAGTTACTTGCCCACCTGTCACATCTGTGTGCCCAAAACCACCATCACACAAATAATAACCTTGATTTAAAACCTCTGACATAGAGTTTCCTATGTTTTCAAAACCGCATGCTAAGTTTGCCCAACTTGCAACTCCGCTTGGATTTACATTTATTTGCACGGTGTTTTCTCTTGCTAATTCTAATCCCACTTATTATCACTCCTTATTTTTTACTCATGTATGTACACTTGCACGTCGACAAGTGCGTTGTATAACCACTCTTTTGTAGATAAATCTCTATCTACATAAGATGGACTGTTTGTTGTTGCTACGTCTAATATCTGCCATGTTGTGCCATTATCTTTATGCTTATTAAGTGCTTTTAATATTAGACTATATTTTTGCAACATATCTTGTAGATTTGTACTTTTTGCATTTATAGCAACTGTGATATTAAATAATAAAGAGTTATCAAGATGTTTGACGGGTGAGCCGCAGCCAAAATAGAGAGAAAATCCTCCACTTGCTGGAATACTTCCCACGCTGCATGTTGTGATATTATCTATCACGTTTTTTATTGATAACTGTACCTCATCAAACATCTTTAATCACTCCTTACTATCGTATCTGCTATAGTCTGGTATTTTGCCATGTTTTTGCTTTTTGCTTTGTGGCCCCACATAAGCGAGGCATTTGGGTTTCTGTCTTTTACTGGGCTACCAAAATAATAAATTTTACGTACATAATCGGTTTTCCAAATTATTTTGCCCTCAGTAAGCAAACTAAATCTTATGCCACTTCTTTTTGTCTCTCCTGTGTCTTCACGGCAAAAATAATTTGCATCTTTCAAAAACTCGTTACTGACTACTAATATTATTTTATCTGTTTTTTGATTGATTTTTTGCTGTATGCGACTATAGTTAATATCAATAATCATGTTAAATCAATCCAATCTCAAGATGATGCAATTTATCAGTATACAAATAATCAATTGACACTATTTTATAATCTTTGTTGTTAAAACTCACAGTATCATCAATATTAAACGCTGTATAGCTTGATAATTTGCAATCTACAAACATCATTGCTGATGTTGTAATTTGTTGATTGTCTTTGCTAGTGACTAATTGACGTTTTGGCTCAACTCTTACTTTTGTGACTGTTGTTGATGTTGCAAAACTCTCATTGCCCCAGTCATCAACCGTTTTGCCAGTTTTTAAAACTATGCTATGTATTAAAAGTGCAGCTGGGATTTGTTGTATTATCAACTATATCAACTCCTCCACTATAAAGTAATCCTGTGCCTGATAGATACATGTACAACATAGGCGGTATTGTTACACCATAGATAACATTTGTGTCGTTGCCGGGTGCTTTGTCATAGCTAAAACTACCAATTGACACGTTTGTAAGATTATCATTGCTTTGTGCTAATGTTGTAACTCCACCGCTTATTTGTATACTCTCGCATAATGCACATGTTGCTTTTTTGATTTTTGATTGTACAGACGAGGGATAAAAAGATATCCCTTTGTCTGCAACTTTGTTAAATGTTATCACATCAATAATATCTGAGGCACGCTCTGATATTATGTTAAAATCGTCATCACTAATAGCCGTTGTAGTAAATGCTGTATAGTCGCTTTTAATTATATATGCCATAACGTGCCCCCTTTATTTATTGCCCTGATGTAACTGTTGTATTACCAGCCTTAACTGCTAGCTTGCTTGCGTTAACCTCAGCAACTGTAATTTTGTGTCCTGATGTTGCTGCAATCTCAGCCGATCCATCCCATGCATTCCATGATGATAAATCTTGTCCGATTGTCACATCTGGTGCTGTTGTTGCGTGTGTTTTGTAAACATAAGAGTTACCAGTTAACTTAGTAGGAGTTACTGCAATTGCTGTTTTGCCACTTGCTCCCGCCGCTGATGTTACTGTTAACACGTCAAGTAATAGATTTTTCTTAACTACAACTTTTTCAGAGTTTGAAACTCTAAAACCTGCATTAATCTCGACTTGTGCCAATGTGCCAACAAAAGACTCTGCATCTCTTAAACGCATAGCGTTTAAATTGTTAACAATGTGGAATGTTGTGCTGTCATACATGATAAAATCAACGTCCGTCAAATCTACAACTCTCAACGTGCCCGCATGGTCGTAATACTTAGCCTGCTCATTGTCGAGCAGGTCTCCTTCGTACCAGGTCATGCCCAGCCACATGCCTACTCTACCAGTTGTTAGTGTGTTTTCGTTTTTGCTTGGTGTATAATCTCCGCCCGCTAATTCCAACATTGACGAGTAAACTGCCACACTCGCAATAACTGTGTTTGGTTTTGCATGGTTGTTTCTCAATGCTTTTCTCGCTGTTAAAACATAAGACTTGATATTATCTTTTGTAATTGCTGTATAATCCTCTAAGTCTGTGCCCTCATATGCTAAACACGCTAAAGCCGAATAATGCCATCCCTCTTGCACGTCTTTGATTGCTGTTGACAAAGTCTCATCCGCTACTTTGTATTGTACGCTATTCGCTGCAACATCATAGATTTTTTTAGATTTCCTAAAGCTATTGTTTAGTCTCAAGTCAATCAATGTATTAGCAATATTTTCATTGCTAAAATCTCCTGCTGGTGTTGTTGGGTCTACTGCACTATCTCTAGTAGTTTTGTAGATTTTAACTAAACCTGCTGCTGCATCTCCTTGATATTGATTATTAAATGTTTGCCCTGGCTGCATAATTGCATCCCCATATAGATTTGGCTCTAAAATTTTACTGTATCTCTCGTCTACGTAAAAACTTCCGTACTGTGCCATTTAAATCACTCTCTTTCTTATCCTTTAAAATAAGGATTATCCTTATATTTGTTTTGTATGTACTGCTCATCTACAGTAAGTTGATTGTTTGGTGTTTGCTGTTGTCCTGTCGTGATGATTTCTTGCTCTGCTCCAAATCCCCACGCATAATCTTTTTTGATGCTCTCTAATTGCTCATCAAGTCCGATGATTTTGTCATTGTCTACTATAATTTTTGTAGTATCTACCATTGATTTAAATACCTGTGCATCTTTTGCCCCTGCTTTGATTAGTGCATTTTCAATCGATAGTTCGATTTTAGTTTGCTTTAGTTGGTTTTCAAAATCTGACTTAGATTTCAAGTTTTCTTCTTGCATTTCTTTAATTTTCTGCTCGTATGAAGCAACATCAACTTTTTTTAATTCTTCCAGTTGTTTGTCACGCTCGGATATTTGCTTTTCATAATCAGCTTTTATCTTTTCTTCTGCTGTTGTTTTTGTTTTCTCTATTGTCGTTCCATGTTCTTTCATGATTTCGTCAATAGTTTCTTTTTCTGTGATTCCTAAGTTTTTTAAAAATTCTCTAGTCATAAAAATACTCCTTTTACACTATGCTTTAACGTTGTCGCTTAACGTGTGTTCGCTTCGTTTTACGTCCAGCTTGACATATTTTAGATTTCCCTGTACGCTCTGCGTGTTCTGCCTGTGTCTTTCAAAAACTGCCTATATTGTTTTTCCGTTTCGCTTGGCTCTTCGTCAACTTTTAAACCTGCCGCTCTTTGTATTTCGCGCTCTGTGTTTTCTTTACGCAATTTACGCTCATATTCTCTTTGTTTTTGTGATTGTTCGTAAATTTCTGCGTTTTTTTGAAAGTCAGAAGTTGGTTTAAAAGTTTGTTGACTTAACCCCTCAAAAAATGGATAAAAGTCATGCATACAATTGACACCTTTCAGCCCCTCAATAGTACCATATTTTGTTGCTGTTGTCAAGTGTGCATATTTGGGGTGCTTACCGCTTATACTGTATATTTTGCCTTGCCATTTTGCGTGTGATGGTCTTGCCCCGCTGTGGCTTGATACCTCAACTAAATCTTGCCCCCAGTCATTAGCACGTTCCAGCTGCATTAACCCAGCTGTTTGACTTGTTGATGTAACTATCATCGTACGTATTGCACTTGATACAGTCCGTCTTGTCGGCTTTCCTTTTTCTGATATATAATTAATACCAGTTATACCTTTGTTTGCAAGTGATTTTGTTGCTCTCTCTACTGCATCTATATGTGACATGTTACCTGTGCTTACGTCGAGATAAGTTTGATTTATAATATCTCTAAATGATTTTTTAGTCATGTTTAAAGCTGTTGTATTAACACTGTTTTTGTATTTGCGTGTGTTTTTTATAGCAGCGGTTAATATTTGTTTATAGTATGCTTTTTTAGTAGCATCTCCAGCTTTATTTTTAATCAATCCTTTATCAAGTGCCATTTTATAGATTAAGTCTTGATTATATAAAGCTGTTGTTATTGCTAAGTTTAAAGTTTTTGATATGTCGTTATCAGTTACACCGTTTTGTTGTATTATCTTTTTTGCTTTTCTTGCCATCTGATTAACTAATAATAAATTTTTATCTCGCCAGCTTTCAATATCTTCATCTTCTTCGATATTCAAAAAACTAGCAATAAGTTTTAATAATAATAGTTCCGTCAATTGTCCTTTTTCTTCTATTTCTTTTGTGATTTCCTCGTAATCTTCTTCTCGCAACATTAAACATCACTTCCAATGTCCGTTTCTTCTGTTAATCCTTTTCTGAGTTCAATTTCTTGCATCTTTTCAATTGCCTGTTCCTTTGTCAATCCCTTGACTTCCACCCAGTAACCTACTGCATCGTCAACTTCCGCTGATATTTCAAGCAATTTTCTTTTCGCTAAAGCTTCCGTATCTTCGATTATACTATCATCAAAAGATACGCTTATTTCTTCTTCTTTTCTTCCTGCTAAAAACAAAATAGACTTAACCATGTCTTTTAATGCTTTTTCTAAAATTATTTCATCTTTTTTAATTCTTCTAAATAATTTTGAGTTTTGGCTTATTATCGCCGTTGCAGTTTGCGTATTATCAACATCAAATTTGTAATAGCCCTTACCAAAACCGCACTTTTCACTTAAAATGTCTAAAGCTTGATTTAAACCTTTTATGTATGCATCGTATCTAATATCACTGTTTATCTCTTGTATCTTGCTGTTTGCATCTTGCCCCGGGAACATCTGAAAAATTGGGTCGGAGGGATCAAATGTTGGTCTTGTTTGCCCTGACTCGTAATCAACATTAAGCATAGAGTCATCAACAAATACCCTTTTACGAGATAAGTTGTACTCTGCGTCAAAACTATCATATATATTGTCAACTACTTTAACATCATCAATAGCATTAGCAAAACAAGAGATACCCATGCAGGAAGTAATATCAAAGTTGTTGGCAATGTTTGGCTTAATAATCTGAAAAAATGGGTATGGAGATTTGGTATAATATACATCTTTGATTGTGCCATTTGACAATTTATTGCCTTTGTCGTCAAAAAAATCATTGTAGATTACATAAGTGCCATTTTGTTTTAAATGTCTTTGTATAAAATAGATTTTATTTTTGCCTTGTGTTTGCTCTGTACAAAAAGCACAATCTATAATTTGTTTGTTTTTAGTGCGTAAAGGATATATATTAGATGCTGTGACAAAGTCAATTGATATCTCGTTGTTGTCGAGATATTCAACAAGTGCACCAGTTCCAAAAGCGTTTACATATTCTATAAGTTCGTTTCCTTGCACCCAAAAATTATTGATATCAAGTATGTTGTCTAAAAGTGCTTGGTTACTTTCAGATACTGTAATGTTAACTTTTTCGTTAAGTAATAAATCTGCTTTATCCTCACACATTTTCTTAACTATATTTAATGTTTTGCGTGTTCTTGTTATATTTTGTTTGCCGTTGTAGATATTGATATTGTGCCAGTCATTGCACCCTTGATACCAGTCTTTCCATAGTTTTTCTTTTTGTCTGTGGCATTTTGTCACTAAGACATTATGCCCTAATTTTATTAATATATCCTCTATTGTTTGCGTTTTATTTTGCATCTACTCAACTCCTTACTTGTATTGCTTGTGTTATTTGTGACATTAAACTCTCTGTACTGTACTCTTGAGCATCTAATGTGTCGATGTTCATTTTTCCGTCATCTAAGCGTATATCCTTGTTTGTATTTTGTTGCCAAACTGCATTTTGGAAAGCCTCAATTGTTTTTTTGCAATGTGACATTATTTTATAAGAGTCACAACCAAACAGCATATTATAAAATCTTATACGCTCTGTAATCTCTCCTTTGCGAGCGTTTTTAACAACTAAAGCTATGCCTTGCTTAACCAGCTCGTTTTTAAAACTCCTAATTATTGTTTGCTCTGCCGAATCTGCATAAGCCTCCAATATTTTATATTGTAACTGATTTTTTTTGACAAACTTGCAAAACTCATTAGCTAGTTGTGTTGCGTCTAACTCGTCTTTGCTGTAATACTCATCAAGTGTTATTACTTGTTTTAAACCCTGTGTATATCCAGTTAATTGGAATGTATTAGCCGATCCATTACCGCCAAAATCTATTCCAATTGTTGCAAAAATAATATTGTCAGGAACTTTATGTAAAACATAATTTTGAGGATTTGCAGCAAACTTATTATAAATACAACCCTCAGCGGCTACCCAGTTGCCTAAAATAAACCTATCATAATAAACACCACAATACTCTTTTTTGATATTTGTAACGTAATCGTTTGGCAACATCAAATTATCATCAATCAAAAATTTTACAACTAACATATCTAAATCATTTTGTTTTTTGATGTAATCAGTCATCAACCAGTGCATAGGATTATCGGGGTTTGTTGTTGCTATTAATTTAGCTCCCGCCGCTCTTAATCTGCTTAAAAGCATCGTAAAAAAATCTTTTGGGAATAATGTTAACTCGTCACAATATGCCCCTTGTAAAGTTAACCCTCGTATTTTACCCTCGCTCTTGGAATCTGCTGCACCCTCTAATAATATTGTACGACCAAACAATAATCCTTCTTTTGTCGATACGCTAAAACTAAAATTAGATTCTCCTATCAAGTCTTGCAGCGGTAACAAACAGTTGTTTTTTAACGTTGTAAGAGTTTTTGCACACATCATATATAAACCTTGTTTTGGCATAGTAGCAACCCAAAAAGCCCACGCAACTAAGCTTATCCACGTTTTACCGCTTGACACAGAGCCCTCAAGTATATTTATACGTGATAATGTATTGCTTTGTATTCTTTTCAAAAAATCTTTTTGCTTAGGATTGTAAGTCTGTGTCATCACTTTTCAACCCCTCAATTAATTTTTCAAGTATTCCATTTTCTTCTTGAGTTTTTTTCAATGCTTTTTCTTTTACTTCGAGTTCTTTTTCTTTGAGCTTTTCGATGTTGTGGTTTCTGCGGAATTGTTGCGGTTTTCTGTTATTCAGCCATATTGCACATGCCGTGACATCTGGTGGCATGTGTTTAGTCGTTTTTTCTATTTTTTCATGTTCTTTTCCGTTATTGTCTTTTTCAATTATTGTTTTTGTTTCTTCGTATTCATAACCTAGTGCCCTTTTTATTAATGCATTTTCAACTTCTCTGTCTACTATCTCTCCACACCGTTTTAAGGCCTCGTTAAACTCAGGATATTTATGTTGCCACACGCATAAAGTCGATGTTGATATTTTTAATTTTTGTTTTGCTATTTGCTCATAAGTTAAGCCGTCACGTGCCCACCCCTCGATTAATAATAATCCATCCTTTGTCAACCAATAGTCAACAACCCTTTTATTTGCCATTTTTATCACCTCTTTTTTTAAGGTACTCTTTTTATCTTAATTATACCACTTTTATCTTTTATGTCAACATATAAAAATAACGCTGTACTGTGCGTACAACGTTAAATTTATATAACACTTAGTAGTTATCACTATATAAGTTTTACTGCCTTATATTACAGATTGTTTTGTATTAGATTATAAGAGTTAAAAATTATAGTGCTATGCCATTAATATTGTATGATATTTGATGACATTTGTGTAACTTTGTGTTACACTCCCCGAAACTGGAATATATAATTTATTATCTGATTATATTATATCATGCTTTTGATAAAATATCAAGGGTTATGCATGATTTTTTCTTCATTTTTTTGGAACTTGCATTTTATGCACATTCCAGTATTTTGATAACTGCAATTGTCACATTTATTATAAAAGCAATCACAACAATCACAGTTTTTTTGACCTGTTAAATTTGTACTGCATATACTTGAGTACATCTTATTACACGTAAAATTATCTTTGTCTTTAATCATATTAAACCACTCCTTTGTATATTAATTTACGTACCTTTTGTGTTCCTAATTTATAGCAATCACCAAACAAAGTCAACCCCATAAACTCGTTATATTTGAGATTGCCTTGACTAACTAATTTTTTTTTACCGTCATTGTCAATAATCGTGTCGCCTATTTTGATATCTTGTATATCCGTTAATACCTCAATCCACATAAATTATCTCCTTTTAAAATCTTGGCGAGTTTCGTTAACCGTCTGTATTTGATTAAAATCTATATCAAACTTATTTGAGATTAGATTAATCATCTCGTCTGACCTTAATGTTTTTCCTAAAAAGTTTAGCGTCTCGCCACTCATATAACTTTTAAATATGTCAAAGGTTTTTTGTATTCTCTTTTTGCCATACCCTTTTAGCGATAAATCATATAGATATACTGCTATAACTGCCCTTGCAACGTCGTTTGATATATTATTAAACATATCGTATTGACAATCTGCACAGCTTGTTTTTATATTACTTTTCATTTTTCACTCCTCCATATTTTTTAAACTACAATCTTATATTTATTGTTTTTAACTATCTGCTTAGCTAAATTATAATCAAATCTAACTTTTATCAAAATCAATGCAGCATCTTTGATTTTAATATTGTGATGCTTAGCAAGTCTCTTTATAGTTTTAATCATTAATATACCCCTCACTATCAATTGATATCTCAAGCCTTGGATTACCTTTATCCACGCTAGCTTTTAACACTAAATTAATATTAAAAAAACTATCATCAAATATAACTCCTGCTTTTACCAAACCGTCAAGTATAAATTTACCGCTATAATTGTCAGGATCTCGCCTTGTCTTGTCTTTGAAATAATAAAATAAGGTCAATTTACATTGCTTAATCGGCTTATATGGCTTATTTTTAAGTGTATAAAGCCTTATTATCTCCGCCCACTCTTTTTTTGCTTTTTGATAAGCAAACCTTTGATTTTTACCTATAAACTGGTTATTTGACGGTGGTATAAAAGGTATTATGTAGTCAAATCTCATTTAATCCACCTCTCTTTTATAACTTTGCATCTCTGGAATGTTTTCGTGTGTCCAAATACAACACATAATATTCCAGTAAAAAGCCGACTCGTGATCCTCGTCTATCTCCCCCAATACCCATTTAAAATAATGCCTAGCCGCACTATCTACGTAACATTTACACGGTAAACCTTTTCGCCAGTTATTCTCATCGTATTTCTTAGCCCCATTTTCAAAGTGCTTTGCTATGCGTGCTATTAGTGTATAATCCATCCTGTAATTTATTGCTGACATAGCAGCATATAAATATGTTGTGTCATTTGTTTTTTGATAATTACTTATATTAGTAAGTCTATTATCTTGATTAGCTGTTCCTAAAATGTCAAGCGGTAATAAATCAAATCTGCCCTTTCCCTCAGATATATCCCTCACCGCCCCACTTTCAAATCGTCTACGTTCTCCGCTGTCTTTAATTTTTGTTTCTTCAATCATTTTTTAAAAATCCTCTCCAGCACCTCTAGCGTGCGTTTAAACGCTAGATAAAATTTAACGTCACTTTTTATTAATAATTGTGTACAACTGCCTTAACGGTCAAATGTGTGCGTGTATTTGATTAATATAGTTGTTCTTCAAATTCTGTGAAGTACCATATCAATTCCTTTTTAAAAATTTCAATTGCTTTTTTACACGCTTCTTTGTTTTTGAAATAAATTTGTCCGAAATCTTTATAATCGCTTGTGTCACAAACGTAAATTTTATTTTCGTCGCAATCGTAGAATATATAATGTTTATTACGATACTGATTTTGCCAGTCCTTTAGCGATGGAATACCGCCGTTTAAAGCTGCGTATCTCCTTAGTTTATATTTTAACTGTTCGGCTCTTGCTATATTTTTAGCAAGATTTTCATCGTTAAAATAACTTGTTTCCGTGTAAATTTCCGAAAATTCGCCGTCGATAAAACTTACTACTTCTTTAAATATATTTATTGTATAATAGCTTGCCCCTTTTCCCAGTCTCTCATACCCTGTTTTCTTTGTCTTTTTTTCAGCGTCTAAAATTTCTTTTAACTCAAGTGCTGTTACTTCTTCGTCAAAAAATTTATAGAATTGTATGTGTTCAAATTTGATGCACTTGTAATCTGTAAATTCCACATGCCCATCGCTTTCATTATCTAATTTAAATGCGGTTATTTTTGATAGAATATGCCACGCTGTTCCGTGCTTAAAATCCTCTGTTGTTGCAACCACAAAAACAGGCTTCCCTATTCTTTCTTTTAATTCCTCTATCGTTAATGCTTTTTTCATAATTATTCTCCTTTTAAAATTTTTAATAAATCTTGTTTATTTATTGCTGCTTTATCTGCCCTCTGATTTTTTATATCACTTTTAACAAATGTACAGTTTTCAATTATCCTGTCAAAAATACGTCTATATTGCGTATTTTCGTTGTTAGTAAATTCTTCTTGAGTTAAATTTGTTGAAATAATAATCGGTTTTTTGCTCAAATACCTTTTATCAATTATATCAAATATTAACTCCATCGCTGCTTCCGTGTGTCTTT